TGAAAGTGCAAATAGATCTGTAATTAATTCATTAAGATGTAACAACTTAACTGCGGCAATTGGTGGCGCCAATGCACCAACTTCAGAAGAAGTAAGACAGATGGTTTCATTTAATTTTGCAGCCCAAAATAGAGCTGTTACAATTAATGACTATGAATCAATAATTAGAACTATGCCATCCCAGTTTGGAGCACCAGCAAAAGTAACAATAACTGAAGAAAATAATAAAATAAAAATTAAATTACTTTCTTACGATAGTGATGGAAAATTAACGGAAATAAATTCCAACACACTAAAACAAAATATTGCAAACTACCTATCAAATTATAGAATGATTAACGACTATATATCTGTTGAGAGTGCAAATGTAATTGATTTAGGAATTACAGTTGATGTTGTATTAGATGCTAGTCAAAATCAAGGATCTCTCGTTACAAAAATAATTGATATTGTAACACAATATTTTGCACCAGGAAATAGACAAATGGGAGAAAACGTATATGTTTCAGATATTAGAAGACAGATTCAAGCGTTAGATGGTGTAATTAGTATTTCTGATATGTTATTTTTTAACAAAATTGGAGGACAATACTCTTCATCTCAAACATCTCAAAGATATATTGATGAAAACACAAAACAAATCGAATTAATTGCCGACACAATCTTTGCTGAACCAACACAAACGTACCAAGTAAGGTTCCCAAATAAGGATATTAATGTAAGAGTTCTTAATTTTAAGGGTATTAACTTTTCTTGATAATTTATTTTTTTGAAATAAAGATTATTTTTTGAAAATAGGAAATAAACTATTTATCAAAAAAGAAAAATTTAATGCCTAAATCTTATAGAATAAGAACCAAAGTAGGAATTGACAAAGCAATCAAAGTCAATTTACAACAAGACTTTGAAAGTATCAATATCCTTTCACTTAAAATTTTACAAAGTGACATCTATAACAGACAGTGTTCTGACTATGGTGTTATTGTAGGTAGAGTTTTTGTAAACGGTGGGTTTGGTTTACCAAATGCAAGAGTATCAATATTCATTCCTTTAAGTGACGAAGACGCTGACAATCCAGTAATTACTGATTTATACCCATACACAAGTATTTCGGACGTTTCAGAAGATGGATATAGATACAATCTATTACCAAAAGATCCGGCATATGATGGACACGTTGCAACTGGTACATTTCCTAATAGACAAGAAGTTTTACTTGATCAGTCATATATTGAAGTTTATGACAAATATTATAAGTACACAACAAGAACAAATGAGAGTGGTGATTATATGATTTTTGGGGTTCCACTTGGAACTCAAACTGTTTTTATGGATTGTGATTTATCAGATATAGGGTGTTTTTCATTAGCACCACAAGATTTGATACAATCCGGAATGGCAACAGAAGCTCAAGTTGATGGAAATAAATTTAAGTCATCATCTAATCTGGCCGAACTTCCTCAAATAAAAACACTCAATAAAATTGTAGAAATACCACCACTTTGGGGTGAACCTGAAGTATGTCAATTAGGTATTACAAGAGTTGACTTTGATTTGACTTCTGAAGCAAATGTTAAGATTGAACCAAAGTCTGTTTTTATGGGATCAATTATCTCAAATAATAATGATGACTTTTTAAAAATTAGTTGTAAACCAAAAAATGACACTGGAAACCTTTGTGAATTAATTGCGGCTCAAGGACAAATATTAGCAATTAGACAAACAATTAATAACGATGATTTAGGTCAACCAATTCTTGAACAATATCAATTAGAACAAGATGGAAAAGTAATTGACGGTGACGGCGCATATTTGGTGAATCTACCTATGAACCTTGATTATGTTTACACAAATGAATTTGGTGAACAAGCAATATCGACAGATCCCGCAATTGGGATCCCAACAAAAGCAAAATATAGGTTCAAATTTAAATGGAATAATGAATCCGGATTACAAAATGAAATTCAACGAGCAAATTTCTTTGTTCCAAATATTAAAGAATATGGTTGGAGTAATGGATCTGGTTATTCTGATGACCCACTAAAAAATCCAGGTCAAATATTTACGTATAGCTTTACAATACCTGCTGGTAACCCATCAACAGGACCACAAACTATAAACCAAGATGGTGGATTTGCACTACAAGGTGTAACAAATGTCAGTAATTTTTCCGTTTTGATTGATGGACTACCTTATTACGGTGATATAAGTGTTATTCCGATTACTGCAGGACAAACAATTGAAATTATACCAAGTTTTATCGACCCAATGACGGACGCGACAGTTGTTTATAAACTATATGAACAAAATTATTTTGACTTATTACGATCATATTCGTTCAGTTTAGATTGGGACGATTATGTAAATCCATCTGCCGCAATAAATTGTGAAGATACTTTTTATGAGTTTCACTATAATAAGGTTTACACAACAGCAATGTTCCTTGATAGATACAAGAACGGTGTAAGTAGAGCCAGACATTTAGGTATAAAAGAAATTGACAATAGGAGTTGTAAAACAACCGTTAATACATTCCCAGTTAATGATATAATACGAAACTTTGATTGGATATTTTTTATATTCAATTTATTAATGACAATATTAGCAATACCACTATTAGTTATATTGTTTATTGCTCATTTAATTGCACTTTTATGGCCAATTTTAAAATGGATATTAATTGCCCTTGGTTTATATTTCGTATACCAAGCAGGTCAAGTTGTTGTTGAGGCGGCACAACAAATTGTACAATTAGTAAACGAAGCATCGGGTATTGTGAGTACTGGTACTGGAGCCGTAATTAACATTACAAACATATTAGAATTAGTAAGAATTGCCGGACAAATTATAATTGTAGCTTTAAAAGCAATTTTTATTCTCGGACTATCATTAGCATTTCTTGCTTTTGCAATTTTTGCGGCATTAAAAATCAAAAATTTCCCAAGAATCGGACTCCCAATGATTGCCTATCCGGATTGTACAACTTGTGATTGTGCTTGTGGGAACGCTGGAATGTCAGATGATTTCGACTCAAATTCAGTATCAAATGACATAAACCAACAAGGAACCGCAGCCAGTAGCTCAAGTGGTATTGATCTTGGTGATGTCCAAAATTACTTACCATCATCCGCGACAACACAATATTCTATCTTTGCCCCAATAAATAATATTGGTGCTTATAATATCGACCACCCAAATTTAAATCAACCAGTGAGTTCTCAAAGTAATACTGTTGAAATTAATCAGGGTCCTTTTTGGTATTATGGTGGTGTTTTTGCTGACGTACCACCACGTCATTATAGGTCGTTAATTTATATGGCTTCACATATAAATGTTAATAATGTAACAGCATTATCACCATTTGTTTTAACTGCGGCACAATTGGCATTTAATAGACTTGCAACAGGAAGCGAATCAATTGGTTCAACACCAGGAGACACCTATGGTTTACCAGCAAATTATTGTGTACATGCACCACAACCATTTTTATTTTCAGCTTGGGATGGTAGTAATACAATTGCAACCGGCGGTCTACCACCATATGGTTTAAGATATTTAGCACACCCAGTATCAGAAACTTTTGCACAAAAATTAAATGAGTTCAATTTTAGAGATAAGTATTTCCAAAGTGGTGGACAGGTAAATCAAATTGAAGTTAAGTTTAATTCGTCTAACCCCACAAATACTCAAACTCATAAAGATCAACCATTAGTTATTTTAGCAAAAAAAGGTACTTTAAATAATTTTGGAATTGGTGAACCAGTAGCATTTCAAGACCCAGCAAGCTCAAATTGCAACATTAATATAACTGGAGCGACATTTATTGGTGGAACTAACCAATTTGGTAATAACGCAGTTACTGGGACAACATTAACAGGACTTACAATACCAATCCAAGTAAATTGGGCAAACCCAAACAACCAACAAACTAATAATCAAACTAGTTATATATTAACACATACCGCCTCAACAGAATCTTATCTACAATACCCAATAGACATTGAGTATTTCCAAGTTGTAACTGGCTTCACATATTCAGAATTTATGAATATTGCAGATTTAACAGGGACCTCATTATTCCCTTGGAAATACCTTAATCATAAAACAAGTTTTATGTTTTTAGGTAAAGAATTTTTTGATACTAATGGCGGAACCTTAGTACCGGCCCCTAATATTGCCCTAACGGTTGACTCAGCATCCCAAACATATATACAATATAATGGTTGGGATATTCCAAATACTGTTACATTTAATACTCAAAATAATGGAAGAACTATTGAATATATTGCCGGATACCAAGATTTTGAAATTATAATTATGACAAGAGGTGTTGACCCACATTCACCAAAACAAACAAATAAATATGATATATCAAGAATACTTGGACTACCACCACAAAGTATTGAAGTTGAGGGTGATTATCATTTAAATGTACCAATCCAAGGGTTTGTAACACCACAAAATACACAAGGAAAACTCCCTGAAACACATAACCCAAATATTATTCCATCAAATGATACACCTAATAGACATTTATATTTTGAACCGTATAATTTTACAATATCACCAACATTTTTATCCGGAGCAACAGTCTGTAATGAGTTTGTTAATTTTAATTCTGTTTTACCACTTTATTACTCAAGTATTGATGAATCAACACAAGGTAGTTACACACCATATCCAGATTTTGGAGTTAGTCAAATTAACACAATTGTACCATCATTCCCAAATAATGGAACAATTCCAGCCGCGTCATTAGGAAGAAAACGTATTTTACCATCACAAAAGTTGTTTGGATCGCCACAAACTGATACACAATATTTAAAACCTAATTACACGTTGGGTAATTATTATTTTGGTGGTGGTTCTTTTATTGGATCACAAGGTGGTGATGATGTTGCATATTTTTGTTCTGAACCTATTACTGCGGCCATTGGTACAAACGGTAGACAAACATATTATTGGCAATATACATACCCTACATTACCAAGATATATTAGAAATTTTGTGGTCTACTCCCCAGCATATTATAGGAATCAAACTTGGTATAATTTAGGTGTTGATTTTAATGTTGATCAAAATAATCCAGTAACACCACAGTATTTGGTTATGAGAAGTGATAGGATCCCAACATCTACTTGCACTGAACTTGGTGTTGAACAATTATGGGGTTATACAAATTTAACTAGTTTTGGTTTACATCAGAATAATAAATTCTGCGCATACAAGGCCGGTGTTCCACCATCAGAAACTGTAAGTTTTGCTCCAGATATTTCTGGTGGACAAAACCAATATGATCAATCACAAAACGTACAAAGCCTTACATCTACTCTTACTTGCGAAGGTATGGTTTCACTACAATGCTATCAAGGAAGTGGAACACAAGTTTCCGTAAATCCAAACTGTTCTGTACCACCAGATAGAGTTAAACAAGGTTGTTATTGTCTTTTAAATGCAAAAGAATCTGATAATAAAATATTTAAAAAACTTTATTTGATAAATGACGCTTATAGGGACGATGCTAAATTATTTTTAGAATGGAAAACAAGGTTTACAGTAACATTTGCCGCTTGTCGGGGTGTATTTGCACAAGTTTTCCAAAACAATTGGATTAATGGTGTTTTATATATGTTTGCCTTTAATAAATCAACAACATTTAATAACTTAAACGAACCAACAATTAACTATTGTGAAGATGTTGTAATATTTAATGAAATTACAAATGGTTTTTATTATAGAAGTTCTCCTTGGGATGGTAATAATTTCATAGGTGTTGATTCACCAAACCCACCAAATGGTATACCATCATATCTTATAAACACTTATCCTGGTCTTGGGTATAATACACAAAGAATCCAATTCCCAACAACTATAATGGATATGGGACCAAGGGACGCTTTTATTGAACAAATTTGTAATGATAATGATTTGAGTGGTTATGTTGTTGATCAAATGAGATCTACATCTTACAAAGACAATTCTGACGTTATTCAAATAGGATTTATATCAAGGTTTTTAAATCCACATTTTAGACAAAGAATACTACCAATAAGTATTGGTGGGGATGATTCAGAAGGTAAAGGTATTATTCAGTTTTTTAATAGTACAAGAGAAGCCGAAAGAATTGATGGGGATTTTGCTCAGGCATTATCCATTAATTCAGAATGGGCAATCACACCGTTTGTTGAGGAAAATTACCCAAATAACCAAATCTTTATTGGCGATGAAGGTATTGGGGAT